GGCTAGCAGCTCTAGCGGGGCTAGAGGCTACCGACCGCTACCGACCGCTTACAAAAGCTGGAAATCGCTTACAAAAGCTGGAAATCGCTTACAAAAAAGCTTACAAGAAGGGATAAGAACAACTAATAAAAATAAAGATAACGAAACGAAAGGAGACTATGATTATGGAGAAGATATTGGTGGAGCTTTTGGATGGCGGTAAGATGCCGGTCAAAGCTCTTGAGAGCGATGCCGCCTATGATGTGTTTACGCGTGAGGACTTTGAACTGGAGGACTGGGGACGCTTTGCTATCCCTCTTGGCTTCAGGATTCAGCTTCCGAAACATCTATGTGCCTTGGTTCAGCCGAGGGGCGGGATGTCTAAGGAGGGACTGCCGGTGAAGGTGGAGTATTATAACAAGAGCGTGAAGGACGAGCGTGTGGACGCTGACGTGAAGCTGGGGCTTGTGGACTCTGGGTTTACTGGTGAGGTGGCTGCCATCGTGAAGACTTATGACGTGAGGTCGCTCGGTGTGAAGAGGGTGTTTATTCCGAAGGGGACAAAGGTGGCGCAGATGCGTCTTGCAGAGGTTCCTGATACGGAGCTGACTCTCGGAACTATCGAGAAGGACACGGAGAGAGGTGAAGGAAGGTTTAACCATACGGGATGGTAAGAGGCTATATAAAGACTAAGATTATGGAGAAGAGATATATTGGGATTGATCCTGGGGTGAATGGGGGCATTGCTGTGCTTTCTGCTGACGGGACGGTTGTGGAGGTGGTGAAGATGCCGGGGACGGCTCGTGACTTGCTGGACTTTCTCCGTCGTTATAAGGACGATAGTGTCTGCGTGTTGGAGAGGGTCGGCGGCATGCCGGGCAACGGCGCTCATGCGATGTTTAACTTCGGCAAGGGTTTCGGTCATCTTCAGATGGCGCTTCTGGCGTTGGAGATACCTACTGAGGACGTGACTCCAAACAAATGGGAGAAGGCTTTTCAGATGGGCAGTTCGGGGAAGTTCACGAAGCGGGAGTGGAAGAATCTGCTGAAGGCTAAGGCGCAGCAGCTGTTTCCGAAGCTCGGCAGGAAGGTGACGCTTGCCACGTGCGATGCGCTGCTGATAGCGGAGTATGGCAGGAGACAGGGGCTGTGAGGCTGCTTTAGGGGCTGCTGTGATAGGCGGGGCTAGCGGCTATAGGCTGTTCTAGGGGCTGGCGCTAATCTTTTCTGGGCCTTACTGGGCCTTTCTGAGCCTCTTTGAGGGGCTGCCTATTGGTTATTTGGTGGTTATTAATTATTGTTAAATGTTATAAAAGAATTATTGTTATGATTGATTTTGGTAAGAAGGTTTATTCGGGTAATTTCCTGATTATGAAGAAGGTTAAGACTTTGAGTAAGAAGGAGATGGCTCGGCTTCGTGAACTGAACGGGACGAATAAGGAGATGTGTAAGAAGCTGAGCCGTTCGGGACTGCCTTATATCCGCGTGGAGACTATCGGCGG